ACTTCCTTCATCGTTATAGCGATACACATAGTCACATCCATCTTTTTTAAATCCCATTTCTTCAAGTTTTGACATATCTCTTATCTTAAACATTTTCTTCACTTTCTTCCATTTCTTTAATAGCCTCTTCTTCCATCATAGCATCATGTAAGAAATCAGCATAAGCCCACTCTTTTTCTCTTTCTTCTTCATCAATATAAAATGGGTCATTTTCAAATTCGTTACACATAATATACCTCCTTTCAACTAATATAATTATACTAAACTGTACAATAGTTGTCAATACTTTATATAGAAAAAGTTAAAATATTTTAACTTAATCTAAATCATCCCATTTACTATTATTTATTTGTTCTTTTGTTTCTTTTGGTTTTTCCGATATGTTTATTTTTTCCCAATATCTTTGTGTACCATATTCATCAAAACGATGTGTGCCATTAGTACTTCTTACCCAATCTTTTTGATTTGATAATATTCTTGATATTTCTTTCGCATCCATTCTTGAAAAATTCTTTTTAAGACCATTATAACATTTTGTAAATATCTCAACAGTACAAACTCTATCACCAACATTTTTATCATTAAGATAATCTAAAACAATTCCTGCTCTTGGGTCATCTTCTACTGCACTATTTTGAGCATTTAATACTTCGTCATAATATTTGATAGGTATAGTTAAATAGGTTTTACCTTCTTTATATAAATGTAATGCTTCTCGCCAACATTCTAATATATAATTTCTAATATAATCTTCTCTACCAAATATATCGCTTGATGATGTTTTCATGTTAATTGGTAAATATCTTCTATTACCAGTTTTATCATATAAAAATTCGGTGTCGTTTGTAGTTCCGATGAATATGCAAGTTCTTGGATAATCATTAGTTCTTCTTGCATATGACTCTCTAAAATGGTCAACAGTTCTACTTATAAAACTCTTCATCGCTTCGACTTCTTTGCTTTTAACCATTGCCACTAGTTCCGATAATTCACATACCCACATTCCTTGTATGTTTTCTAAAGCATCTTTACCCTCAATTGTAGATAAATCAGCATAATATTTATCATTTAGTGCTAACCATTTTACAATTGTTGATTTACCTTTTCCTTGTTCTGATATTAAAATTGGCATATAATCAAATTTACAACCGGGTTTATATAATCTAGATATACCACCATAAAATATCATTCTAGATACTTCTCTGCTATAATTTGTATCTTCACATTTTAATATATCTTTTAAGAAATTATCAATTCTAGGGGTTCCATCCCACTTTTCATGTTCAATAAGGTCTTTTATTGGATGGTATTGTTTATGTGTACACGCTAAATTGAAAGCACTATAATATTTTATATTGTTATATAATCCATATTTTGTTTCTATAAAACATTGAAGTTCACTATCATCGTAATCGTTCCACGACCTTTCGGTCCCATCTTTTTCTATTCTAACGGGTCTATGCGATAATAAATTATAAGCAAATGTGTTCTTTATTTCCTCATCGTTTTCAAGAATACATACCATATTATCAATGGTTGCTTCAGGAATACCATTTTTATCACAAGTTAAACCAACTTCTTCAACATGATATGTAACTTTGTTTAAATTTGTCCTTAAATAACCAGCAATGTTATATTTTTTTGCTATATCCATAAGAGCATTCTTTATATGTTCTCTATCATCATCATTTACTTGTGAATATAGATTTGCGATATTTTTTGCATCTAATAAATCATCTTTTGTTACAGTTAATATATCCTTTTCTTTCATATTATCCCTCATACTCCTCAAAATAATCTTCTACTTTTTCATTTGGTTTTAAACGTTCCATTATTCTTCTAGCAACTGTTGGAGTACAAGGTTCTTTACCATCTAGTATAAGTGCTAAATGTTCTCGGTTATATCTAAGTTCTCTAGATAAGAATATTACTGGGCGACCATCTAAAAATAAGTCACGGCGATTGGTGTACTTACAAATTAGAGTTCTATATTCAAACATATTATTCACCTCCCGACATGACTTTCAATGTAATTCTAATATACAACATGAAGTTCAATATTGTCAACCATTTTAAAGAATAAAAATTAAAAAGATTTTTATATCTTTTTATTACATAAATTTATTAGACCAGAGTACACTCTCGGTTCCATATCTCCTTTATTTTCTTCTATAAAATCTTTAAAATCTTTTATAAAGTTTTCAAAATTACCTCGGTTATTGGAACGTAATTCCGAAATTTCTTTCTCTAACCTTTCATTTTCATTTTTTAATAACTCAAATGTATCGATTGTGTTATATATGTTTGCGACATTTAGTAAAAAATATTGGTATGTTACATACACCTGCTCTTTTTGAAATTTAACTTTATCTCCAAATAAAATCTTTGTTAGTTCTAACGCAATATATTGCTTATCTTGTAATTCGTTATTCATAATCTCCTTTTCCTTTCAATTCACTAACTTTATATTTATGTAATCTATTGTCTAAACACCACTCGCACTGCCACGGATTTCTATTCTTATGTCTTTTGCCTCCGTGATTACGACAATGATAACTTACAGACTTCCCCCCACGATATTCTTTTCTTTTCTCCTTACCGTGTTTAATCGCTTTATCTAAACCCATATTATCGCCTCTATATAACACTATGGTAGCACAAAAAAACTACTCTTACAAGTAGTTATTTCTTTCCACTATATAACTTGTCCATTTCCCAATTGTTCTTGCGATATGTTCTTCTTCTATCGGCGAAAAACCTATTTAACATACCAACGGGGTCTACAAAATCATATACAGTTGCTTTTGTCTTGTTTTCGTATGGTCTTTGAATACGTCCAATAGATTGTGTTACAATAGCAAAATCTTTTACAGGGGTTGCCATTACCAAATTAGAAAGTATTTTAACATCTAGTCCTTCTTTTGCTAAACTATAACTTGCAAATAAATATTTATATTTACCATTTCTAGCGTCTTCCAGTGCTTTTTCTCTTTTCTTTTTAGGCGTTCCCCCATCTATTTGCACACCGTTATCAACCATTGAACATAGGTACTTTAATTGGTCTACTCTATCACTTAATATAATCGTATACCCCTCAATACTTTTTAATGTTTTAATTATTAAATCATTTCTTTCTTTATCATTTGCTATATCAGTTATTAGTTTTGCAAACACAATTGTTCCTCCGTCAGGAGAAAAAACATCTTTGTCCCAAACATTATAATTTGTATCAATAACTTTAATATTTGCTGGTACTTGAAAACTATCTACTGGAAATCTAAGTAGTTCTTTTTCCTCATACACACAAACATATTCATTATCTTCCTTTTTAATTTCATAAATAACGTCTCCAATAATTCTAGTTATACACTCTTCTAGGTTATCGGCTCTATGAAGTGTTGCCGTTAGTCCTAATCTATAACGTGCTGCGAAATACTCAACACAAGTTCTAAACATTTGAAGTGTACTAGGGTTTACTGCAACCCTATGACACTCGTCCACAATTATCATACCAAACTCGTCTTGCTTTAACGCTCCGTTTTCAATAAACTTTATAAGTGTTTGTATTGTTGAAAACACAATATCGCCACTTATATCACATTTACCGTCAGTTATTAGAGATGTCTTGCATTTCATTTTTGTATCGGCTCTTTCTTTTGCTTGTTTTACTAAATCGGTAGTATGTGTTATAAATAATGTCTTTTGTTGTAATCTACTTACACACTCTAAAGCAAGTTCCGTTTTTCCCAAACCACATGGAAGAACAAATATACCGCTAACATATTTTTCAATACTAGGTGTTGCTAATTCTTGATAATCTCTTAATTTAATATTGCTGTTTATATTGGCTTTTTTAGTAACACTATAATCAACATAATCACTCGCAACGGGGTGGTAATTATATAATGTGTTGAAAAAGCCAATAGGAAGATATAAACTTCCACCAAACTCGGTATATAGTTTTATCTGCTTTTGCATATACCCCACATAGAAGTTCATACGTTTTTTCTTCTCATAGTCGGGGTTATTATATGTCAAGTTATCAATACAAAACTTTCTTATATCTTCCGTCGGCTCTTTTATTTCAATACAATTGCTTATTATAATCTTCATATAATCACTTCTAATCTTCTAGTTTTAAACTTAAACTAGCACTTACATTTGTTTCTTTTAGATACTGATTATATAATACAATATTTTCTTCTTTTAGTCTAGTAGTATCAAACTTATTCTGCACGTAGGCTTTCTTTAAATTAGCAATAATACCATTAGAGTTTACATTTGTTTCTCCTGTTTTCTCCATAACTTCCATAAGTTCATTTTTTAATTCGCTTTCTAATGGCTCTAATTCTTTCTTTAGTTTATTAATCTTTGTAGTTAATTCTCTATATCTTTTCGCACTATCGCTATCAATAGTGATAATGTTTTTTGTGTAATGTACTATTTTTTTAGTCATTGTTTAACACCCCACTTTTATTTAATATTGTCTTTTCAATAACATAAGTACCCAAGTTATTACCTTGTTCTTTGTCAAACTCACTTTCGTAAATATCAACATAAAAATTAATTCTTTTATTATCATATTTATAATTTAATTTATCTTCTAAATCATAATCTAGTATTCTATTCTCTTTAATATCAATAGACATATATTTATCTAACTCTTCAAACACTTGTTCTTTTGTATCATACACGCCTAATAAATCACAAGCACCGTTTTCCCACGCCCACTCTTTATAATTATCAATTCTCAAAACATATAATTCCATAGTTATTAATACCACCTTTCCACTTTAAAATCTTTAAATATTTTTTGTATCTTTTTTTCTAGTTCTTTGTTTGCAATATCAAACTCTTTTTCCTCATAACCATATTGATAGTCGTTTTCCATTTGATTTTTAATACTATATCTATCATATATTAAACAATACAATATTTCTTCTCTAATCGCTCTTTCAAACTCTTCTTCGGTTATATTCTTCTCATTAATATTATTGCTCTTTCTAACACAAGCGATATTCCAATACCACTCATTATCGCTTATGCTCCACGTTCTTGTGTACTTAACAATATCTTCAACTAACTCTTTTAACTCTTCCACAATTCTCACTCACTTTCTTTAATTTATTTTATATCGTCAATATATTCCTCTAACATATCAGCGATATAATTTAATACCTCTCTTATTGTTTCCTTATCGTTCTTTTCCAAATCTAACTCTCTTAACATACTAATTAGATTTTGAAATACTAATACCCTATTCATAATTCCTCCTTTATATTATATTCAATAAGTTTCCACTCACTATCAGTTATTATTCCTCTATCGTGTTTCTCTTCCAAGTTATAATAACATTGTCTTAAATACTTCTTGTTATGCTCTTGATACATTAAATCATATCTAATAAAATCTTCATTTTCACAAAATGATATTATTTCGTCCCAATATTTTCTTTGATAATTAATATCTCTAGTATTCATTTCTTGTATAACTAACAAAACATAATTCAATAAATATCTTTTATCATAATTTTTAACATAACTAACAAGTCTATGTTTCAATGTTCCTTTCTCCCATTGTCTTTTAATCGCTATGCACTCACGCCACTGGCTCACTAACATATCTTTTGGTAGATATGGTATAAGTTTATAATGCCATAAACGCATAATAACACCTCATTTCTTATATAATACTTTACCAAACTTTACAAAATAAGTCAAGTTATTTGAGATAATCTCTCAAAACATTTACTTTTATATTCTTAACCATTTTTATTACTATTCTTTCTTGAATATTCCCTACCATAGTTCTTATCTATCTTTCTTTTTTCAGTTATATACTTTAATCTTCTTGCATTATCTTTCTTACGTTGCAACATTACTTTATCAATAATCTTTTGTAAACTAGTATATAATGCCACGTTGTTATGCACCTTTAAATACATCAATATACTATTCAACACCTCTATTTCTTGTTTGTTAAACATCTTGCACCACATCACTCTCTTCCCAATAATCAACACTATAACCCATACCTAAATCATAGTTAATTGCAATTATTGTGTCGTCTTTTAACTCACTAATATCTTTCAATATTTCTTCTATTTCCCACGTTTCTTCTGCGTTATCTATAAGATATTTATACACCTTATCTTTTCTTCCTAATATCATTGTTCCATTATCAAATACTTTATTCATTAAAAACACACCTCGTCATTAATTAACTCTTGCATTAATTCGTCATTATCTTCACTATCTTTAAAATCTTCCCAGTTTTCAACTACTAAATCGGCTATTTTAGATATACCAATATTAACTTCGCTATCTAACCAACTATTTATTGTTAGAATACACATCTTTTCTTTATCGCTATCACTAGTTATCAAGTCCATATCATACGCTTGTAAACTTTCTTCTATACAACTAATAGTCCATATCATACTCATATTACTATAACCATTGTTTTTGATTATATAATCGTAAAACTTTCTGCTATCTTTATAATTGTTCATTATAAATCTTCCTCACTTTCTATATCTTCCATATTATAATAATCACTTATCGCACCTTTAAATACTTCGTCGCTAGTATAAACATTATTATCTGCATATAACTCTAAAAACTCGTCTAATATTTCACTTGCTCCGTCTTGTAAATCTCTTCTCATATTGTAATCATCAGTAGTTTCTAAATTACCATACGCGTCAAACCTAACATACTCTTCCATATAATTATAACTATTGCCACCATAATACACGGCTCTCGCAACTTCCATTTTGTCTTTGAAGAATATATCGTAAAACTCTTCATCATTTATTTCCCACTTATATTCTTCAAGACAACCATTATAACTATTAACTTCATTTACCATTTCCTCTAATGTATCAACATTATTTTGTAAATAATTAATCATATCTTCATAACTTATTTTATTCATAATCTATCTCCTCACTTTCTTTATTAACAAATACAATTCTCTTTAAACTCTTTTAAAAGTCCGTATCTCTTTCCTAACTCATAAAACATATCACTAACATATGCTACTTCTCCCCAAGATAAACCACACGCTTGATTATTAGAATAATCAATTGCCATATCTCTTATATATTCTTTTCTTTCTGCATATGTTTTACCCTTAACTTTAAAATCAGTTATAAATAATGTATCAACATATGGGCTAAAAACCATTGTATTATAGTCGCCCCAATTATCAAACATATACATCTTTTCTTCGTTTGTTTCATTATCTCTTATCGTTGCTAAAATTAATTTACTCATAATCTACTCACTCACTTTCTTAACTTATTTTTATTGTTTCCCAATATGCAAGTCCGTTTCTTCTTTTAATCAAATCTACATAACTATTCTCATAATGAATATATGTATGCCCGTCCTTTATTTCCCTAGTTATCTTTTCAATACTATATTTTGTTTTACTTCTATAACCATTAACTATTTCTTGACTAAAAATATAATCATTATTATACAAATAATCTTGTATCTCTTCAAATGTTTTTCCCTCATTAATCATTTTGTCAACAAGTAGTAATGTTTCTTTATGTAATTCACTTAACCATATCATTTTAAATCAACTCACTTTCTTAATAATTATATTCGTATTCTAATAATGGCTCATTATCAATTAATCTACCATTATCGTATACTTCTTTTTCCAATACTATATGAAAACCACTAATACCATATAATTCTTCTTGTAAATCTTTATCGGTGGTATAGTTATCATATAAATCTTTAATCTTGTTATAACTTCTTGAAAACTCAATTTCCCCATAGTTATCGCTTAACCTGTAATAAACACCATTTAATCTTTCAATTCTAATTTCTTCCATAATTAATCTTCCTCACTTTCCTAAACTTTACAATTAAAGTCTTAATTTTAAAGGCTTTTTCGCCTTTCTTGATATAAGTATATCACATTATGGTATACTTGTCAACCACTTTTTGTAAACTTTTTTAATTTTTTTTTAATCTGCTATTTCTATAATATCATTTATATAGAAATCAACTATCTCTTTAAATGTTCTTGTTTCTAATGTTCTATATGGTATTAATATATAACCATTATTACCAATTAACTTTAACTTATATTTATATACGTGCGTTCTTATACCATAAATGTGTCTATCTTTTAACTCATATAATATTTTGTTTCTAAACTCATTTATCGTAATACCTTTACTTTCTAAATATCTACTTTTTGTTTTCATTATTAACTCACTTTCTGCAACAAGCAATATTATTTCAATGTTCCACGTGGAACATAAACCTATTAATTGCCTTTCACATACAATACTATACCATACTTTACTATACTTGTCAACCCATAAATTGCAATTTTTTAAAAAAATTAAAAAACCCTTATAAATAAAGGGCTTATATTAATCTAAATCAGCATATTTATTATCTTTTATTTCACTATCAATATTATTATCAATAATATCTTTTAAACTAACTTCGTTATTAAGTACTAACTCATTAAAATCAATACCATACATTTCATTATATATATACATAACATAATAATTATCATACTTAAATAACTTATATTTAAACTTGCACCATGTTGTAATAAAATCATTAATATCTTCATATCTATTATGTGTTCCATAATCATTATTGCAACCATATAAATATGCCATTAATTCATTTACTCTTTGTCCCCCTGCAAGACACACATTAACATATATTTTTGTATTATTTAATTTAAAACTATATTGATATGGAATAATATTACCGCAACCAACTTCCAATATACCTTTCGTACTTCTATTTCTTTTACTTTTTAATAGTTCTTTCTTTTTTTCTTCTCTCTTTTTCAACTGCTCTTTTTTCTTTTGTTCTCTCTTTTTCAACTGCTCTTTTTTCTTTTCTTCTCTTTCTTTCTTTTTATTTTCAATTTTTTCTTTTTTTTCTTTTTTCTCTACTTGTTCCAAATCCCGTATAAGTTCTTTTAAAAATCTATCGTTTGTGTTCATAATTATCACTTTTCCTTTCTTTATATAATATATTATTATATCTTTATATAATTGTCAAGTAAAAATTATTTCAATGATAAATAATCATAAATAATCATAAATAATCATAAATAATCATATTTCTTTAAACAATGCTTATTTTCGTTTATATCTAGTTTACTACTCTGTTTTCTTATTTTTCCCTTATATTATCTATATTTATACTAATTGTAAACATAGTAAACATAATAGTAGATAGTAATAGAGTAAAAAAAAAATTATTATTTTCATTATATATAATGAAAAAAAAAAAAAATTATTTTTTATCTATAAAGTATAGACTAGTCTGTTTATGTTTCGTTTGTTTACTTTCGTATTTTAATATTTATATTTTTATTTAATAAATGTGTTAGTATAGTATTGTAATGTCTTGTTATTTATGTTATAATCTTTATATAGGAAGTGAACGTGTTATGGCTACCTCAAAAAGAGATTATACTACCAGAGAAGAAAGAGAACAATTAGTAATTGATAAAGGAACACCTAAAAATAGTAATCTTCATAAAATTATTGATTATATGTCTCAACCTAATATTAAACAATTTAACGCTCTTGTTACAACTAAATCTTTTGAAAAGTTAAGAAGTAATAAGGGACGTCCCCAAATATTTAAGACTAGAGAAGATTGTATTGCTGATGTAGAGGGGTATTTTAAATTATGTTATGATTATAGTGTTCTTCCTACAATTGCAAGTATGGCTCTTTATATGGGTTTTAATAAAGATAGTTTATATGCAAATATGAATAATCCAACGTGCGACTACTCCGATGTTCTAAAAAATGCCGTTGCCACTTGCCACTCAATGCAAGAATTACCAGCATTAGACGGAACACTAGCACAACCAACTTATATTTTCAATGCTAAAAACTATTATAATATGCGTGATAGTCAAGATATAACACTATCAGCAAATAATCAAAACCAATTAAACACTACTAATATCAATGTAATCAAAGAACAACTTGTTTTAGAAGACGAACCAAAACTGATAGACACAAAATAATTTTCAAAACATTTCGGTTATTGACAAAACCACCCAAAAAATTACTAGACTTAACAATTTTAATAATGATTTTAAGAGACAGAAAAATTTTGAATTTTGTCTCCTAAATTTAAGAGACAACAAACTGTCTCTTTTTCTTTATTTTTAATAAAACCCTTTCAGTTATTGCCATTAAAATTAAAAAAATACCTCGGGTTATTGCCCGGGTTATTGAAAATATTTACTTTTTTAAAACTTTTTTTGTCTCCTAAAACTTTTTCATATCGCATTTTGTCTCTTATTTCCTACCTAATTATCATATCGTACATCACTTATTATCATATAAGAGACAACAATTATTGCACCAAAAAGAAGTGGTATTTTTTACCACCTCTTAAAGGGTAATAGTAATAAGTTAATTGTTAATCTAAAAGCATAACCAATAATTTTGAAATTAAATGCTATAAACTTTATAATTAGATATGTAATCATTTTTTTGTTGTCTTTTCCTTTCCTAAACCTATTATAATTATAATAGGCTTAACAAGAGAAAAGATTATTTCTCTTTTGCAATTAAAACACATTTTACATATTTATCTAATAGATTATTAATTTTTGTTTGTTTGCTTTTGTATGGTATATCACTATTATATATTTTTCTTGCTTTCTCGTTCATCTTTCTAGTGAACTCGTATTCTCTTATGTTTCCAATAGGAGCATATCCAGTTGATATGATAGTATTGTTGTTTATTTTGTAATAATCACAAGACCACCCATAAATACCACTTGAATAATAATCGGCGTCCTTATACGCAAGCAAATACCACGCATCACAATAACCTATTGATATTATGTTGTAATAGTTGTCTCTAATTGCTTTCTTACTAACTTTAATTTTCATTTTTCAAATAACTCACTCTCTCGCTCTGCTTTTGTATGGACTTGCGACCATTACCAATAATGGTAGTAGCATTAAGGGAGGGTGTATATATTAACCCTCGTTTATCTCTATCGTGTCTCCGTCGTATAGTGTTATATTATCTATAATCATTTTAAGGGCTTCGCTTCCGTCTTTTGCAATAACCATATCATTATAAACTTTTGCACCACTTCCGTTATATATTGTAATAATAAATGTTGTCATTTTATAACCTACTTTCTAACGGCTATTAATCGCCGTCGTATTAATTGTACCATACTTTACAAAATATTACAATAGTTTTTTATCATTTTATTAAATAAATTTTTATACATACATTTGTTTGTATTATCATTATATTATAATAGGAGACAATTTAAGAGACATAAGAGACACTTGGGGGAGGGGGTGTCTCCTAAAATACCCCCACCCTAAAATCAACACCCCGAGCAAATTTTTTAATAAAAAGACTCTTCACTACTTTACAACACTTTCCAACTATGATATAATTAAACCAGAAAGGACTGATATAACTATGGAACAAAATAACAATATCCTTACCATTAACCCCAATATCCTTAACGAAGGCAATCAAATGGAAGTATTGGACTTTAGTGATGATGAAATGGAAATGGTAGTAAGATGTAATAATTGCGGTAAACCAACAAAATATGGAATGACTAGAATGATAAGTGGTTTCGTTGGATGTGATAATAAAATTATTGTAGATGGAAAAGAGGTAGAATGCTACTTTGGGGATTTAATGCCAAGAGTGATAGACTGGAAAGAAAATCACTATGATTTATATAAAGTAGGCAAAGTATATCGTTGGAGAGATGGTGCTAATGGAGGTATTAAATAGATTATGAAAATAAACGACTATGTAAAAACCTATAACTTATGTACAGGAAAAATACAAATAGGTAATGTTTGCAATATAGCCAATAAAGATAAAGAAAATAGACGTATGGAGTGGTACAAATGAGTATCGTTATGAAGATGAAAAAAAGTATCGCACAATAAAACCAAACACGATAATATGGGATAAACGTAATAAAAGATATGTATTTGCTTATTATGATGAGATGACAAAAGGTCATGCTTGCTTTTCAACAATAGTAGTAGATACTTGCGAAGATTTATCGTGTTTATTAGTAAATAACGAAAAGGTAGAATATAATTTTTATTATTAAATGTTTAGAAAGCAAAGGTGAGTAATAATGGTTGAAATATCTGAATATTTGCTATTAAGAAATATTGAAATGTATTTAGAAACTAGAATTGAATTAGAATTAGAAGATAATAATGGTTTTAGTAATATGTCAATTGAAACTTTAAAACAAATGAAAAATGACTTAACAAAATTTTTAGATAAAATATCTGGAAATAAAGTAGGTGAGTAATAATGAACGAAGAGATAAAAGAAATATTAGATGACTTAGATTATTGTATTGCTAGAAAAAGGGGAACAATAACTTTAAATCATAAAGACTGTGGATTATTATTAGATTGCATAGCTAATCTAGTGGAAGAAAATGAAAAATCAAAAGAAAGAATTTCATACTTAGAAAGAAGTAACGACCGCAGAGAAGATACAATATTAGGTTTAAGACAAGAAATAGCAGAACAAGAAGATTACAAATCAAGATGTGAAAAAGCAAGTGAACTATTGAAAAGTAAAAAAGAAGAATATAGTAATCTACCTGATTATCATCAATATTATGTAGAGGGTTATGATAAAGCAATCGAACTAACACACTCATCACATAGTGGAGTAATGTTGGAAACAATAAAGAGTGCTACAATAAAAAATTGTGATGACTTATTAAATATATTAGATGGTGGAAGTGAAGATAATGTGTAATAGAGAATGTATATGTAAGAACTGCAAAAATGGTCCTTGTGGTATTTGCAAATATAATGAAGAAGTTATTAACCAATGCAGAAGCGTTGGAGTTGAAGAATGTAAGCATTTTGAAAAGAAAGAAAAGGTGGACGAAGAATGAATAAATGTAAAGGTTGTCAATGGTATGGTAAACCTTATTGGAGTATAATAAACCCTTGTGATAATTGTCCTAGAGAAAATACTAATGTAGAAATAATAACAAGATGGCAAGACCCAACTATTGAAAAATACCAAAAAGAAATAGATAGATTAAATAATATAATAAACGAATTAGAAAAATGGTTAAAAGAAGATTTAAAACAAGTATATAGAGATGCAGGATACAGAAACAATATTATTAATGAAGTTTTAGATAAATTAAAAGAATTAAAGGATGAGAATAATGAATAATGTTATAATATTATTAGCGATGACATTATTTGTCATAGGTCTCATTATATATTTTGATATAAAATAGAAAGGATAAGAAGATGAAAGAGATAGAAAGGATACCACTAGTGGAACTAATTAGATTAATGGGTGAGTTGGAAAAAAGTATTAATACTTCTATAGAAGAATATAATATTTTAAATGAAGAATTAATAAGAAGATTTCCACCCCTAAAAGAAGTATGTGAACCTAAAAAGTTGATAAAGAAATAATATAATTTAAGGAGATGTGATAAAACATGGATAAAATGAAGGATTTAAAAATGTTCCTGCAGGAGCATTATCCTACTTGGCAGGCATTTAATACAAAGAACCTAGTGGGTGATAACATGAAAACAGTCTATGAAAAGAATGGGATTAGAGTAGACGAGTGTAAAGGATGGAAGTATATCGAAATCTTTGGACTTACAGATAAGGAATATAAGTCCCTAATTGACCCAGATAATTGGTATACATTAAAAACATTTAAAAAGTAAGGTGATGAATAGGTATGGATGATTTATATTTAGAGAGAGTACAAGGATATATTGATGAATTAGTTCGTTGTAAAATAGAAGACTGCGATTTTTATTTAGAACATAATGAAGCGGCAGAGTTTTGCGAGTATATTGAGTCACTTTTACATTATCAAGTAGTTGTTAAAATGAACCTAGATAATGTAGGGGAGAAAATAGTGGAGGAAATGGAGAGAAGAAAAAATGACTAATATTCCAAAGCATTTGTTAAATAGTAAGTTAATTACAGATAGCGAGTGGGATGAATACCAGGATTTAAAGGAAAAGGTTAAAATGTATGAAGACCCAGATGATTTAACACTTTTTTATATGTGGTTAGATGAAAGAGCAAAAGATAAATTAAAGAAGTTAGAAGAAGAAAATATGCGTCTTAGAATTGAAGTTAGTGCTAGAGAAGAAGAATATAATAATTTAAGAGAAAGACTTGGTGCTCTTTATGGGAAAGATAGGTAACTATTTAATTGCGATGTATGACATGGAAGAAAATTTAGTTGCATCTTTTGATAGTTACGATGAATGTGCATCTTTCCTTGGTGTAAACACTCGTGAAATTATGAGTTATATATGTCGAACGAGAAAAGGTGATAATCGTAAAAAGAGATTTAATGGAAAATGGTATAAATTATATAAAGTGGAATATGATGATGAATATAATTATTTTGAAGGAGACGAAGAACTATGATGTGGAAAGATTTATTTGGAAAGAAAAAGAAGAAGATAACACACCCAAATCATAAAAAGCGTGGCAGGTGGTATACTCAAAAGGAAGTAGAGCAGTATAAGGATGGCAAGTTAATTGCGATTTATAATTCTGCTTGTGAGGTACAACGAACACTTGGGTATGCGAAAGGACATATTGTTGAGTGTTGCAATGGAAAAAGAAGAACAGCATATGGTTACGAATGGAAATATATGAGTTATAATTACCTTAGTTATGAAGAAAGATGTGAGAGAGCAATTAAGATTATAAAAAGTTATAACATTGGGAAGTATGATTATACAATTCCTCAAATTGGAATAATTGAACTTATGGACGTGCTTGGTGGTAAACCGTGGAAGTAGTAAAGGAACTTCAAGAGATTTCTAATAAATTAGATGAAATTGATGAATATTATAATGGTCTTAGCGATGAACTAAGTAAGGTAGATTGTAAAATTCAAGACCTACTTCATTATATTGAGTTTAATACCATCCAAGTTAAATGGTGTTATCGTATGATGAAAGAGTTAAAGATGTTAAGAGAAAAGAGAAGACTTATAAAAAACGATATGGAAATACTTTCTAAGTATAGTGAATTAAAAAATAGACTTCCCTCTATGGAAAGTAGAAAATTTATGCTTACTGAGATTTTTAAAAAAGAAAAGCAATTAAATAACCAAATTTATATTAATAGGTCTTATTCGGAAGAAGAAATAAATAGTATTGTTGGGAAGAGAGGTGAGGATAATGAAGAAAACAGTAGTGATTAATGGTAAAGAACATAAAGTGTGGGAATTTGAGAGAATTGTGTATTGGTTTTGTTTTGCAAACTTAATTGCACAAATGATAATTCTTTATTTAAACTTTACGACATTTAAAAATAGTATGGTAACTAAAGCATTTTTAGGTGGACTTCAAACAGTAATATTACCACTTACAATTATTTTAGCAGTAGTATCTACCCATAATAGTCGTATATATAGACTTGTTAGAGAAATGCTAAATGAAAACCTTAGATTACTTGAAGAAGAACGTAAGAAAAATGTGAAAAAAGCACCTAAAAATTCATCTAAAAATGTGAAAAATGTACCCAAAAAACCTAGGAAAAATGTGAAGGAGACTAAAGATGGAACAAAATAAAATAACAATTTATAATGATTATCATAACTTTGAAGATATGCTTTTATGTGCGTTTCGTTATGCAATAGGAAGGCATACTTATATAGTTAGTGAAACTTGTGATTTCTTTAAAGAAAATGCTCATTTGATTAGTAAAAGAATGTTTGTGATAATGTTAAATGATTTAGATGAGCAAATAAGAATTTATGAGAAGTTTGAAGAAAAAAGTATGAATGTTATAATGGATTTAGATACATTATATTTATTTAAAAATTTCTTAATAGAATATGGAAAAGGATTAGACATAAGTACGGAAGAAGGATTTTAATTCGTTTGACATATACTTAATAATATGCTATAATTAAATTGGCTCTCAGGTTTGGGAGCCATCCTTTATTCTATTGTTGCTTATTTTATAAGCAAAGTATAGAACGTTCAAAATAAACTTCCATGTTTATTTTGTCCCCTTCAATACTGATGTTTTGGGTTCTCTTCCAGGGGGTTTCCCAAAGCATTTTTTATTGTATTTACCTTCGTTTTATAGTATAATAATACTTGAAGGGAGACTATTATGGACACATATAACACGATTATGAATTACTTTGGTTATAGAAACCAAATGAAGAAATTAAATGAGGAATGTTACGAATTTTTAGAAGCAGTTGATAATTATGAAGATTTGCTTATGATGATTAAAGATATTCCAGAAAAAGATAGATTAGTAGCAAGAGATTTTGTTATTGAAGAAATAGCAGATATGTTTATTATTATTACACAGTTTATTGCAAAATATGAAATTGAGAAATATGAAGTAGATAAATTTATTAACTATAAGTTAGATAGAACCATCATGAGAATTGAAGATGGAACATACGATAAAGAGAAAAATGAAGAATAAAGTATTGACAAGTTTTATAAAGTATTGTATAATGTAATTGTCAGTGGATGTTCCATAATCAGGTCCACTGAACTCATGCTACAATTGCATACTGCAAAAACCACAGGTTGGATACTTCTAATACCTATAGGATAGATTTATCTCTTGTATCCAACCGACCTTTATCGCCCGAGAGGGCGACCAAACATATTATGAACTCGAGAGGCTTTTTGAGTAAAATCTTTATTCTACTAAATCACGTTCTGCCTCTCGACTCACTTTCTCGCTGGGAAGTGTGACAGGACACATAGCATTTGGTTTAAACCCGAATGTTTACTTGTTGGATTTAAACCCAATTAAGTAGCGGGTGCAACTCCTGCCCTAGCGACTAAATATTTTTTTATGTATTATATGTTCTTTGATAAAGTTGTAGTAGAACGTTGTGAAAAACCTAGGTTGCACCTAGGCAACGGTATAAATCTCGTTCCTAGTATCAGTAGGGATACCTTCTGTGATTAAGGTGACTTTGTATGGTAACATACAAGGTGGGAAAGATAAAGAGGTCTTGAAAGAGATTATAGCGGTCTATTATGAGAGTTTGTAAGGTAGAAACTAGTCGGTTCCGTAATGTCGAAAAGGGTGGGGTTTCCCACTTCGGAGTAGAGCCAAGAAATGTACTATCGTGGTTGATAGAGCAAATTAAGGGTAATGACCAAAATAAGGAACTTGTGCCATTGATACTGCGAGAGCAGTGTATAAGAACTAGTCGCCGTCCAAGTAGCACAAAGTGGCATTGATTTTGGATTGATTGTCCTAACACTGATGTTATGCTAAACATCTAAAAGAATTAGTAAATATTCCTAAAGCGTGTGAAAGGTGGGGGTATCAATCCCTTGCAGTGATTAAAAGAGGTATAAGAGGACATGGGGTCGCAACCTATTAGGACTTATGCTTGCTGGTGACCGAATAACAAATGTTCATATTAGATTAGTATGAGGAGTACCTATTACGATTTTATCAAAGAACATATATACAAATTTCATTTTTCCATATAGCAAAAGAGTGTACCACTTTTCTTTTATTAATATTAAGAGTGTACCACATTCCTTTTAGATTAATATATAGTGCATACAAATAACAAAGTTATTATTACTCAACCAGGTCACCTCCTTTATTTATGTGACTGATGCTATATGGTTCCAAAATGGTCTATGTTATCATAGACCTCCTTTCTTTTTATTTGACAAAAAAGCACGAAAGTGTTATACTTATATTGTGAGTAGTAGGTGCTCACAGGGTAATACATTCCATACCCGCGTATAGTTCCATAGTTGCGAATATCATCGAAAAACGGTGATATTCTTTTTTATTGCTTTTTTTCGTAAAGTATGGTATATTGTAAGAGAAGAATATCGCATTTGAGGAGAAAGATAATTAATATGATTAAAGAGCCAATGAAGTTCTCATCCTATAACGATTTCTACGAACGAAGGGAAAAAATAAGAGAACTATATGACAAACTTTGTACTACCGATAAAACTATATATAAATATTATATATATTCTAGGAGATATATTGCCGAAAAAAAGTGTGATGCAATGTGGGCATATATAAATAATTTGGAGCACGAAGACATGGCTTGTTATCTCGAATGTTTAGAGAAGGAGTATTATAGACATAAATTATGAAAGAGGACGCATTAGGTAGAATAAGACAGTGGGAAGAGTTATATGTTAAGGTAAAAGATAGAACAACAGAACCATATTTGCAAATGCTTGATGGTATGAGAATGGATTATGAACTCGTTAAGGACACTGAGGCTTGCCCTGCTCTTTGTGATGAAATTATAAATCTTTGTGCCACAAATGAAACAATTGATGAAAACTATAGAGCAAAATGTATGCTTGATGCTCTTGATACAAAAGCAAGGATGGGGGATTTTAGGTCATATTGTATGGCTCTTGAGTGGAATAGACCTATTGAAAAGCAGTTTTTTCTTCCAAGAAAAAAGGTCCTTGAAAAACATGGACTTATACAAGCGATGCAAGATGTTGCAGATGATAAATTAGACTTCTTATTTGTATCAATGCCCCCACGCTGTGCGAAAAGTACAACGGGATTATTCTTTTTAACTTTTATGGCAGGGTTATATCCCGATAGGTCTATTCTTGGTAGTGGGCATAGTACAGCACTTGTTCAGTCTTTTTATAACGAGATATTAAATATAATGGAGTCGGAGGAATATCGCTTCCACGAAATATTTCCAAACACTAGACTTGTTAATAAAAGTGCAGAATATTTGTATTTAGACCTTAATCAAAATAAAAGATTTCACACGATTTCGTTTAAGAGTATTGAGGGTGGTTCTACAGGTGTTGTTGAAGCAAGTAATGTTTTATATTGCGATGACTTAGTGAAAGACCCTGAGCAAGCAAATAGTCGTGATAGATTGGATAAATTATTCCAAAATTATACCAGCACTATTCAAGACAGAACAATTCAGCGTCTTTGTAAAGATGGACAGTATCGCAGATGCCCTGAAATACATATAGCAACAAGGTGGTCGTTGTATGACCCCATTGGTAGACTTATTAGTATATATGGTGAAAAGTATAGTGACAGAATAAGAATAATAAATATCCCTTGTTATGATGAAAATGGCGAAAGCAATTTTATGTATGAATATGGAAAAGGTTTTAGTACAGAGTATTATCATCAATTACAAATGACCGAAGAACCTACTGTTTTTGCAGCAAAATATCTAGGGCAACCAGTTGAGAAAGATGGGCTAGTATTTATGAAAGACACACTTTCTTTTTATAATGAACTCCCTGGTGGCGAACCGGATAGAATAGTTGCTTATGCCGATGTATCTCATGGTGGTGAAGACTTTTTCTCACTTCCAATCGGATATGTATATGGTAATGAGGTTTATATAGAAGATATACTTTTTGAAAATAAATTCGGTGGAGATGATTATATTAGACCTAGGATTTGCGATATTATCACAAAGCATAAGGTGCAAAGATTTGGTATAGAAAAAAATAATGGTGGTGACTTTTTCTCAACACTAGTATCAAATGACCTTAAAAGACTTGGATATAGGTGTAATATTACAACACACAATGCACCAACTAATAAATCAAAAAGAGATAGAATACTTGCTTGCCAAAACGAGATAAAAGGTATTGCTGGAGAAGAAAACACATACAGGTTATATTTTAAAAGTGATGAAGCAAGAAAAGGAAATAGCATGTATGCTAAAGCAATGAACCAACTTTATAATTGGAACCAAAATGAGACTAAACAAAAGACCCAACATGACGATATGCCAGACTCTCTTGCTGGTCTTATTACAAATGTGCTTGGTGGGAATAAACCCAAAGCAAAAAGTATAGATGCTTCAAGGTATTTATAATTGTTCAAAAGTTGACAAAATGTGTACGAGGTGGTATAATTATGAGTGATAGAAGATGTCAAAGCGATGTCTTAAGTTACGAACTATGTCCTCATTGCGGGAAAAAATTGTTTAGAGTTTCGCCAAATAGTGTGTATGAACACATATTCGTTTGGTGCAAAAATTGTAAGAAAGAAATAGAAGTTAGTAAAAGAGCCAAAGAGCCAAGAAACTAGTTGTTTTTTGGCTTTTTGTTTTATATATAAGGACGGGTGATATGGATGGATACCAACATAGATAATGTTACTACTGATAGTAATCGTATTGTTTCATTGTTTAAGAATAAAATAAACTATGGAAGAAAAAGAATTATTCTTGATTATGAAGAAGTTACACCAGAGAATGTAATTGAGGTGTTACAAAAAGCATTAAATATCCATGCTTCAAATAGGCAAGATTGTGAATACTTAATAAATTACTTTTTAGGTGACCAAGATATTTTATATAGAAGTGCTCCAACAACATCTGCTGTTAATAATAAAACTGTAGTTAATTATGCTTTTCCTATAACAAGAGAAATAGTTGGATATACACTTGGCAATCCAATCGAACTTATAGCAAAAGATACTAACAAAAGAGATATTGTTAAGAAAGTTACAGATGCTTATGATTATGAAAATGTAAATACAACTGATGTTTGTGCTGCTATATATGGTTCTATTTGTGGTTTATCTTACTATATAACATTACCTAGTAGTGAAATAACAAAAGATAATACACCAGATATACCAATTGTTATTGATTATCTTGACCCTAGAGATACATTTATCGTTCAAAGTAATACAATAAGCAATCCACAAATAATGTCTTGTACAATTATTAAAAAGAATAATGGCAAGAAAATATATACTTGTTATACTGATAAATATAAAATTATTGTTGATAATATGACCGATGTTACTTGGGAATTAAATCCTATTGGTAAAGACCCAATAACAATGGTTGAAAATTCAGTGTTTCTTACTGGAGACTGGGAACAAGCGATTAGTATAATGAATGCTCAAAACCTTGTTGCTAGTGACAGTTTGAATGATATAGAAGGTACTATTAGAAGTTTACTTGTTATTCTTGGTGCTGAGTTTGAAGAGGGTGATACAACTACTCTTACAAAAATAAAACAAGATAGATTACTTTCTCTTACTGCACCAGGTGGTACAAATGTTGATGCTAAGTTTATAGCACCAAAACTTGAAAGCACTAGTGTTCAAAATATAAGAGAATATCTAGATGAAGCAAGGAACATAATTACTGGTATTCCTGATAGAGAAAATAATGCAAGCGGTGGAGATACTGGTTCGGCAGTTCTTAATAGAAATGGTTGGACTGATATTGAAATTGTTGCTAGACTTAAGGAAATGTTTATCAAAAAGGGTAAGAAGAAACAACTTGAAATTGCTCTTAAGATATTAAAAGTTTTAGGAATAGTTGATGATGATTTAAATGCCATTGATATAGATGTTAGTATTCCAAGGCATTCAAATGACAACTTATCAACTAGAGCAACAGTATTTAGTACACTTGTTGCTACAAATGAACTTGCTACTGTCGATGCTCTTGAATTATCTGGACTTACAAATAGAGTTACAGAAATGGTAGAGCGTGGAGAAAAAGCAAAGATAGAAAGACAAAAACTTGCTATTCAATTTGCTAAGGCTTCTGCCGATGCCAGTGGTGAAGGTAAAGATAGAGAAACAACTGGTCAAAATAGAACCGCTGAAATAGAAAAAGCGGCATCTGTCGCTATGAATAATGGAGAAGATAAAGAGTAATAATTAGTTCCCTTCGAAGTCTTCGGACCGACGATGAAAGAGGTGTATCTTTGGATACATACCGAAAGGACTTAATTATATAAATTCGTCCGAGTTGCAGGACGTTTAAAGAATTGCAACTTGTAATTCGTCAGAGAAGACGTTTAATCACTACAAAGGAGGAAATATGAATTTTGAAAATTTAAAAGGTTTGATGGGCGAGTCATACCATGAGGGGATTACTGCTGAAGAAGTAAATAGTTTCTTTGCAGATAAGAATTTCGCTGACCTATCTACAGGTCAATATGTGGATAAAAATAAATACGATAGAGATATTCAAGCATTGAATACAACTATCACAGAAAAGCAAAATGCTTTAAATGCTAAATTAACTGATGATGAAAAGGCTAATCAAGATAGAGAAGCAGATAGGAAGGAAATCGAGAGATTAACTAATTTGCTAAAACAAAATACTGTTAATAGTAATAAAAACTTAGCACTTAGTTCACTTTCTGGATTAAAAACTATTTTGGGTCTTAAAGATGATGATAAGGACTATTCTTCATTTGTTGATAGTATTGTTTCTGAAGACGGTTCTAAAACTAGTTCAATCGCAAAGTATGTTGCTAAAATTACTAATGATGCTTATGAAAAAGGTAAGAAAGATGCTTTAAAAGACTCAATGGGAAATTTTGGTCATCAAAATAAAGGTGAAGGTGGAAATGGTTCTAAACCAATTGAAAGCCTAGGAGCCACTCTTGCGAAACAAAGCAATAGTGCCGTTAAACAAGAAACAGTAGATTATTTTAAAAGATAAAATATAGAAAAGGAGAGATTAAAATGGCTAATTTGGTTACAAGTGTAAACTATGGTAAAAACCAAAAACAAATACTAATTGGTCAAGACAGTTATTATATTGGATTACCAATAGTATTAAGTGGAAGTGCTAACACTACTATCTATGCTGGACAACCATTAACTGGTGACATCGAAGATAGAGATACTGCTTTCACTGCTTCAACAAGTTCTACTAAAGGTATTCTTTTACATGATGTTAAATTAGATGCAGATGGTAAAGGAAACGGAACATTAGTTCTTGCAGGATGTGTTGACTTATTAAAATTAGAAGACGATGTTGTAACTGCTATTGAAACAGCAAAAGCAGATTTACCTAGAATAATCTTCGTGAAAGGAAGTGCAATCTAATGAACAGTATTTTTGATTTAGTAACTGCTAAAAATATTGCAGAATTTTGGTTAGAAAAAAATCTTAACCAACAACCATCACTAGGTGAAACACTATTCCCTTCACAAAAAGAAATCGGTGTTAAACTAGAATGGATTAAAGGTGCACATAATCAACCAGTAGGTTTAAGATTATCTGCATACGATAGTAAATCTATCAGAAGAGATAGAAAAGGTTTCGAAAAATATGAAACTGAAATGCCTTTCTTCAAAGAAAGTATGTATATTGATGAAGAGTTAAGAAAGAACCTTAACACTATGCTTCAAACAAACAACGAACAATTAGTTAATTCAATTTTAACTAAAATATTCGCTGATGAAATTGAATTAATAAACGCTAGCCGTATCACACTTGAAAGAATGAGAATGGAAGCATTAACTACTGGTGCTATCACATTAGCAAGTAATGGACAAGCATATTCTTATGATTATGGTGTAGACGCAAGCCAAAAGAAATCAGTTTCAATTCCTTGGTCAAATCCAGATGCTGATGTTCTTGGAGACATAATTTCTTATGTTGAAGAAATGAAAGCAAAAGGAATTGTTATAACTAGAGCAGTTTGTAACTCAACAGTTGCAAAATACTTTAGAACTAACACTGCTATTAAAAATGCAGTATATGTATTTGCAAATGGTACAGTTAATGTAACTACTGCTAGAGCATTAGAATACATTTACAATGAAACAGGAGTATCTTTCTATGTATACGATAATGTATATGTAAATGAAGAAGGAAATGCTGTTAAATATGTAGCAAATGATACTGTAGTATTCTTACCAGAAGGAACTCTTGGTAAAACTCACTTTGGTGTAACACCTGAAGAAAGTGACTTAATGAACTCTTTAGCAGCAGAAGTATCTATCGTAGATAATGCTATTGCTGTAACTACTCATAAAGAACACGACCCAGTAACAGTTGAAACTAAGGTTTCTATGGTTGCACTTCCATCATTTGAAAGAGCAAATGAAATCGTTATAGTTGATACTGCTGGTACAGCATCTTATTAATAATGATAAAGATATTTAAAGATAATGATACTAAAGTTGTAACACAAGGGGTGTATAATTCATTATACAAACCCCTTGGTTATAAACCAGTCGAGGCTACTAAACCAGTAGCACCTATTCAACCTAAAGTCGAAGAAACTGTAGTTGAAGAGCCTAAGGTTGAAGAGCCTAAGGTTGAAGAACTTAAAGTCGAAGAACCTAAAGTTGAAAAGGTTGTAAAGAAAGAGAGTTCAGGAAATAAGAAAAAAAGAGGTGAGTAATATGCTATATTTAATAAATGGCAAATATTATGTAAACACATCTCCAATGATATATACAGAAGTTATTCTTTCCGAAAAGAATGGCGAAGGTATGTTATCTCCCACAAAAAATAAAATAGAAGTAAATCCAAGTACTGTTATTACACAAGTTAATCTTAAAGACGAAGTTGCTAAATTGTTAGCAAAGAAACCTGTGGATAAACCTGTGGATAAACCTGTGGAAACTTCTAGCAATATAAAGCCTAGATTTTCTAGGTATAGTAGAAAATAAGAAAGTTGGTGATACTATGACAAATTTATTAAGCACATTAAAAAGTGTTTTAGCAGCAAGAGACTTTGATACATTTGACGATACATATTTAGAATATGAAATCACTAGAGCCATTGCTGAAATTAATCGTTGTAGACGTTTTACACCAACTGCATCCGAATTATATGATGCAAAATACGAATACTTGATTATACCGTTTTGTATTTCTGCGATTGCTAAAATAGGTGCCGAAGGGCAAACATTACACACAGAAAACGGTGTTTCAAGACAATATGGTTCATCTATGGATTATCCGAGAGAATTGGTACAACAAATAGTGCCACTTGTTAAGTAGGTGATTATATGAGATGTTTAAAAAGAAACAAACGTAGTCTTTACTTATGCAATGGATACCAAGATGGAAATATAATGAAATTTGAAAGTCCAGTAGAAATCAAGGTAAATTATCAAGCAACAAATAGTGATGGTGATTTAATAGCACTTGGTTTGGATTTTCCAAAATATATCAGAATTAAGGCTGATTTAAAATATGCTGATACATTCCATCCTAAAGATAGAGTGTATATAAAAAATAAACCTATTATTAATCCGTTTAATGTATTGTGTAAAGATGCTGATTATGAGGTTGATAGTGACCCAATAGTATCTTTAAATGTAGTTGAAATAACATTAAAAAGATTGAGTGGAAAAGAATAATGCCTAGGTTATCATTTGATATAGGGAAAGACCGAATTGCTAAAATAAGTGATGTTCGAGAATACCTTAATGGATTGAAAGAAAATTTAATTGTTGCTACCGAAGAAATAGTGGAAACACTTAGTACTGAAGGCGGTAACAAGGCTGCCGAACTAAATGCCGTAGCACCCCAGTCAAATGCTCAAAAAAGTATTGTTGATTTTGGAAACAAAGGTTTCCATGGTTATATAACTCTAATGGGACCCGGTGCAGTGTATGATGAGTTTGGTACTGGTGAAAAAGGTGGAGACGACCCACATCCGTTAAAGGATTTTTATGGATTAAATCCATATAATAGTGGACCAATGGTTAGTAATCTTATAAATAGAAACGGAAGACACTATTGGTTTGCACCAAAAGACTCACCGCAGATTATGTATCCTAATAATTATACCGAAGGTATTCCATCAGGAAAACAAATGTATAACACACTACAATATGTTAGGCGAATAAAAGGAAAAGTTATCAAAGAAAAAATAAGTGATGCTTTAGATGAATATAGGTAAGGGATGGTGATTACATGGATGATACATTAATAACGCAACTTGTTGAAGATATTCGTAATTTATTTTCAAATAATAGCGAATACTTTGATATGCTTGTTAAAGAGAAATATGAAATATATCCGAAAATAACATATCCCGCAATAACAATCGAAGAAATACAAAATGAAGATAATGAAAGATTTTTTGATGAGACTGAAAGAGTAAGTGATATGGGGTATCAATTTGCAATATATGCCGAACAATCTGAAACAAAAACTGCGGTTCAAAATGTTAGAGCAATTGCTAAAATTATAGATGATTATCTTAAAGGACCAAGATATAGATGTTTTAGAAGATTGGGTTCATTGGTAATGGTACCACAACCAAGCGATAATAATGTTATAATTGGATATTTACGATATGAGTGCTCATTGGAATTAAATACAAATACAATTTATAGGAGGTAATTAAAATGGCTGCAATTAATTTATCTACAATTGGTGTACAATTACACTATTGTGTAGAAACAACTGCTGGAACTAGACCTACTAGTGGTTATACTAGAATTTATGGAATAAAATCTACACCAAGTTTAAACCCATCTCCAGATACAATTGAAACTACAACATTAGATGAACTTGAATACAAGACTTATGTTGATGGTTTAAAAGATTTAGGTGGTGCTCTTGAATTTACATTCAACTTAACTGAAGAGTTAATTGAAAAATGGGATGACCTAATGACTGCTTACAATACTGGTAAAGCAGACAATAAGAGAACTTGGTTTGCTATAGTAGTTCCTGGTTTAACAGATGCTTTCTACTTCCCAGGAAATCCAAGTGCAATGGGATTACCTGAAACAAGTGTAAATACTGTACTTGAAATCACTAACTACATTACACCAGTAGGTGCTCCAGTTAAGGCTTCAAAACCATCTGGAAGTTATTAATAAATGAAAGGAAATAATGATATGAATACAAAGATTAATTTAACATACAAAGACGTACCTTATGTATTAGAGTACGATAGAATGAGTGTAAAAACACTAGAAGCAAATGGTTTTTCAATAGAAGAGTTCTTAAAAAAACCAATGAGCAATATTGAACTTGCATTTGCTGGTGCTTTTATAAAAAATCATAGAAAGACAAAGCAAGATGTCATTGATGAAATCTATGCTAAGTGTAAAGATAAAACAAAACTTGTCGAAGCACTTGTTACTATGATTGAAGAAACATATACTGCGTTATTCGATGAACCAGAAGGCGATGAGGGAAACGTAGAGTGGGAAGTAATGGACTTATCTCCGAAGAAAGCCCAGAAGTAGAGTATACTTCCTTAACTGAACTTTTTGAGAAATTGTGTCCAATATATATGTCTTATGGTATGTCTTATAATGATTATTGGTTTGGACCAGCATTTATGACAACATTTTATCGAGATGCTAACAAACTAAGTATTAGACAACAAGATGAAAACAATTGGATGATAGGGATGTATGTATACGAGGCAATTATGGACTGCTCTCCTATACTACATCCCTTTTCTAAAAAAGGAACAAAACCTCTACCATATGCGGAAAAACCATATCTCTATGATAAACTTCACACTAAAACACGTGAAGAAAAAGAAAGAGAAAAAGAAAATGAAAGACTTAAAGCCATTGTTCATTTTAATAATTGGTTTGATGCTATGCAAAAACAATTTAATAATAAGAAATGAGAGGTGGTTATATGAACGATACGCTTACATTGGATAAGATTACAATTGAGATAAATGCAAGTGCTAGTGATGCTAATGCAAACATAGAAAAACTTGCATCCACCTTGAGTAGTTTAAAAAGTGCAACCAAAGGCGGATTTGGTAATTTACAAACTTTAGCAAAAGGTCTTACTGAACTAAAAAACGCTAGTACTGGAATGGATAAAGTATCGGCTGGTTTAGCGTCATTGGATAAAGTATCACAATCTTTACAAAATTTGAGTAACATATCTAATCCTAGAGGATTATCTAAACTGACCCAAGAGTTGATATGGTTACCGTATGCTATGAAGGGTTTTGATGAAGACACCATGAGTAACATAACACGTGTTAGTAATGAGTTGGCGGAAGCATTTACACCACTTGCCAATAAACTTGCTGACATTGCTCAAGGGTTTAGTACTATATCAGCGATGGCAAATAAGTATGGAATTTCTATTACAAAAATTAGAGATAAGACACTAGATTTGTCAAAGTATACTAAAATATTTAGCACGGCTATTAACGGGACACAATCAATATTAAAAGGATTAACGAAACAATCACAAACACTTATTAATGGATTTACAAAAAATGCTTCTAAAGTTAGTAGCAAAATAAAACAAATAGGTTTGTCATTACTAGGTACTCGTACGATATTTACTGCTACTCGTAAAGCAGTTAGTGAATATATGGCAATGGACTCTGAACTTACTTGGAAAGTTGCTAATAACTGGAGAGCACTTGGTGCACAACTTGCCCCACTTATAGAATATGTTACATATTTGTTTAAACAATTTGTAAGAGTTATTTATTCAGTAGTTCTTGCTTTAACAGGAATAGACCTAATTGCCAGGGCAAACGAAAAAGCGATGGCGGGTTGGGGTAAGGCTGCTAAAGATACACTTGGTAATTTACAAAAGTTTGATGATTTGAATGTTGTGGAATTTCCAAAAGGAAGTGGAGATGACAACAAATTAATTGATTTAGACCCTATTGATTTAAGTCCTATACAAAAGGTAATTGATTGGGTTCGTAAATTAAAAGAAGAAATAAAAGAGGCTTGGAACACTGGTCAATGGTATGGTGTTGGAAAGGTATTCGCCGAAGGTGTTAATGATGCTTTAGGTGGACTTAATCCCGATGCCATCTTATCTAAAATGGATAAAATAATGAGTAATATTGCCGATGGTGTGAATGGCTTGATGGAAAACCTAAAAGGTGCTAATATTGGTAGAGCAATTGAACTTGGATTATCAATTATTCCTAGTTCAATAAATTCATTCCTAGAAAAAGTCAATTGGGATATCATAGGTGTTAGGATTACTGAAGCACTAGATAATATTGATTTTTCAAAAATATTAAACGAGATATTTGGTGTCATAGCAAATTCGTTTGATGCAGTACAAAGGATATTCTTGAATATAGATACTGATACATTAGCAAATAGCATAACCCAAATTGTATCTGGTTTAGCAAGGGCGATAACTAGAGTCATAACTACTATCAAATGGAGTGAAATTGGTAAAAAGATACACGAAGTAATACTTAAAATAGATTGGAAAGAAATATGGCAAGCAATATTTGATGGACTAAAAGCATTTCTTGCAGGACTTGGTTCACTTGTTGCTGGTACATTATTTGGTACTGAATTTAAAACTGAGGCTGGTGCAATATTCGCTGGAATAGGTTCACTACTAGGAATTAAACTAATATCAGGACTAACTAAGATTTTATCATCTGGATTAGCAAGTGTTGCTAGTTTAATTGGTGGAAAATTAACATCTGGTATATCTAAACTATTCTCAAAAGGAAGTGGTCTTGGTGATGTTGCTAGTTCATCTAGTGGATTTAAACTTCCTGACCCAAAAGAGGTGTTAAAAGGTCTTGCCGATTTAGCAATAATAATTGGTGGATTAGCCGCTCTTATCGCTGCAATTGGACTTGTTATGAAAATACCTGGTGCAAAAGAAGTGATGACCAATGGTATACAAATGGTTGTTGATATGTTCACAGGAATTGGAAAAATAATTCTTCCATTAACAATAGTATCAGGATTAACTGCTGCTATGGGTCTTGTTGGTATCATGACTATGGTGCAAGGTTTTGCTGGATTAGCATTGGTTATTGATGGACTTGCTGCTGTAATAGGGGTAATAGGATTAGTACTACAAATACCTAATGTTAAAAGTATAATGACTGATGGACTAAATATGTTATATGATATGTTTAATACGTTAGGAAAAGTACTAGTGCCATTTGGTGTTGTAACAGGATTAATAATTGCTATGGGATTTGTAACACCACTTGTAATGTTATCTGGTTTAGCAGGACTTGCGATTGTAATTGATGGCTTAGCACTTGTTGTAGCATCTTTGGGTGCTTTATCACAAGTACCAGGATTTACTTGGTTAGTTGGCGAAGGTGGAGCATTACTTATAACAATGGGCAAATATCTTGGAGAATTTGCAGGTACTTTAGTTGCATCGTTTGTTAGTACAGCATTAGATGGTATTGTTGAAATGGGTACAAAACTTTCAGAATTTATGAAAGAAGCAAAACCATTCTTTGAAGGATTAACACACATCGATACATCAGTTACAGATGCTGTTAAAAATATGGTAGAAGTAATGTTACTATTAACCGCTAATAATATAATAGATGGTTTAACATCATGGATTACAGGTGGAAGTGGAGACCAATTATTAACATTTGGAAAAATGCTACCAGAATTTGGTAAATATATGAAAGAATATGCCAATGCTATATCTGGTATAGATGCCGACATGGTTCTTAAAACATCAGATGCTGTTAAATCAATTGCTGAATTTGCAGACCTAATACCAAATTCAGATGGTTTATGGAGTAAAATAGCAGGTGATAACAAACTAGATAAGTTTGGTGAAATGCTTGCCAAATTCGGACCATACTTCGCATCGTATTACGAGTCAATAAAAGGTGTAAATGCCGATATAGTTAAAACAACATCCGATGCTGTAACATCTGTTATCAATTTTGCAGATATTATTCCAAACTCAGGAGGATTATGGTCACTAGTTGCTGGTGATAATACACTTGTTAAATTCGGAAAAGAGTTATCAAGTTTTGGTGGACACTTTGTAAAATACTACGATAAAATAAAAAACATTAAACCCGATGTTGTAAAAGCATCTTCCGATGCAGTTTCATCTATAATGGAATTTGCTAGAATAATTCCAAACTCAGGTGGATTATGGTCTTTAATCGCTGGTGATAATGATATAGCAGATTTCGGTGAAGACTTAGCCGACTTTGGTAAGAGTTTTAAAGAGTATTATCAATATATTAGTAAAATTTCTGCTAACACAATTAATACCGTAACCAATGCTATTGCAAAAATCGTAGAACAATACAAGATTATACATGATAATAAATTAGATAAAACTGTCAGTGATTTCAGTAAAGCACTAAGAAATTCATCAGGAGACCTGGTATCATTCTTCAATAATACATTCTCATCATCACAGGCTTGGAGTATAGGATACTCATTTGGTGCTTCACTTGGTAGTGCAATTGCTAGTGGTATAAGAAGCACAAGGTTCCCATCATTAAGCATGATGTCAACCGACTCTGGACAGACACTACAAACATTTAGAATAAACGCTTATGCAAATGGTGGTTATGTAGACTCTGGTCAATTCTTCTTTGCAAATGAAAATGGTGTACCCGAATATGTAGGTTCTATTGGAAATAGAGCAGCAGTTGCAAATAATCACCAAATCATTGAAGGTATCAAACAAGGTGTTAAAGAGGCTATGATGGAAACAGAGTCATCACAAAATCTTACTATAAAACTTGGTAATGATACATTATATAAAGCACAACAAAAATATAATAGACGTCAGAACGATGTATACGGAACTGATGTAATAATATAGGAGGTAAAGTATGAATACTGATAATTTTCAAGGATACTATATGAAAATAAATGGATGTACATTCCAAAGCCCTTCTATAAAACGTGAAGCATGGAAGTTCGCACCAAAATTAATAATCGTCACTGATGCTGGTACACTTGCTAGTGGAAAACTAAATATAAAAGTGTTACCACATTTCAGAAGAAAAATTTGGTGCGGTTTCCCACCAATGACACCAGAACAATTTAGAACATATTGGACCGCCCTTTTGGGCGACCAATCTGGTGTCGGAATGTATTTAACTGTGGAAGCATGGGATGAAACAACTAATACTTATATTACTGATACATACTATCATAATGATTTGCAATACAAGGAAATCACTTATGGTGGTAGAAGAATGATAGTAATAGATGACTTCCAATTAATAGGTCATTAGGAGGTGTGATATGTCAAATGAAGATAAACTAGCATTGGAACAAAACACTGCGATGATTAAATGCAAACTTATTGTTAAAGCAAGTGGTGATTTGCCACAAATAGTTTTGACAGAAGATAATTCAGTTAAATCTTGGGAATATACTGACCAAAGACTGGTCCCTGATAAGGGTTTTATAGGACACTTTGTTTCAAGAACATTAAATGGTGAACTACAAAATATATCAGACAACTTTGATATTATTGGTAGGGAAATTAATTTTCAATTAGGTATCGTTAGACCTAGCGTTACTAGCGATAATACTGAAGATGAATTTGTTACTACATATTATGGTCTTGGTTCTTTTATGGTAGTGGACCCAAGCGATGATGATGTTCGTGATAGTACCAAATTTGAGTCAATGGATTATACGAAAAAATTTAATCAAACTTTTAATGGAGATTATACCGATACAACATTTACTACTAGTTATAATGATTTAATGGGTGTTAATACACCAGAAGGACAAACACCAGTTGTTACACCAGTAACTGCATTGTGGTTAGCACAATATACATGTGCACAAGTTGGTGTTACTCTTGCAACTACTACCTTCAGAAATTATGATTTTTCAATATCTCAAAACCCATTTCAAGCAGGAGAGAGTTGTAGAGATGTTATGAAAGCGATAGGACAACTTGCTTTCTCTTGGATAAGAATTGGATGGGATGATAGATGTTATATCGATTTTGAAGTTAAAGACAGTACTGATGTCGATACATACGATATATTAGATAATAATCAGTACTTCTCTTTAGAAAAACAATCGGTATATGGACCAATAAATAAAATAGTAGTTGGTATGCAAAACATAGATGGTGAAAGTGCCATAATAACTGACCAAGCAAGCATTGCTGAATATGGAGAACATGCTTTATATGTTTATGATAACCCACTTACAAATACATTTGAACTTCGTACTCAAGCAATAGCAGTGGCAAGTAATTTATTTGGTCTTGAATATGTTCAGTTAAAAACCGAAACAATCGGACATCCTTGGTTCCTTGCTAAAGATTATATAGATATCAAAGACATGAACAATAATCACAATTATACTTATCCGTTTAATACAACACTGAAGTATTCTGGTCATATTAGAAGTAATGTTGATAGTATTGGTGAAACTGAAGTAGATGATACATTAGGTTATGAAAGTGATGTTAGTAAATGGGCTAGACAAGCATCTATAGTTGTGGATAAACAAAATGGAAAGATAACACAATTAACTGGTTCGGTTGACAGTATTAATTTGACTGAAAATAATCATTATCAGGAATTACTTAGTACTTTTAATAACTACACACCTACATCGGAGTTTGTAGATTTGGAAAGAACTGTCGAGCAAATTCAAACTGATACTTATACTAAAACTGAAATTAACACAAAACTAACTGATGGTAGTGTAACAATGGTAAGCACTACTACAGGAACATTTGATGAAAATGGTCTT